GGCAAGAAATCCCAACACGCCCGCCGATGTGCTCACAGAACTGGCAAAGGATAGCGACTGTATTGTCCGCAGTTATGCGGCAAGAAATCCCAACACGCCCGCCGATGTGCTCACAGAACTGGCAAAGGATAGCGACTGGCATGTCCGCCGTTCTGCGGCAGGGAATCCCAACACGCCCGCCGATGTGCTCACAGAACTGGCAAAGGACAGCGACTGTATTGTCCGCAGTTATGCGGCAAGAAATCCCAACAAGCCCGATTACGAAGCGGAAGAACTTCAATTTACGGTAAAAGATACCTATGTGTCAGTACAAGGTACTACTCATATCTGGTATAAACACAACTATCCCAATGTTGCTCCATTTTATACATGTGGCTGTTTTTGTGGCTCACGAGAGCAATTGTTAATGAGAATTTACACTACTGATAATCAAGGTAGAGCGGCTGAGCGAATGAGAATATTGAATGCCCTCGACGAGAAGTTCAAAGAAGTTTTAACCGATAAAAATAAAAGCGATGAAGACTAGACATAATTTCAACAGATGCCTAAGAATGGACTTGGCATGCAGCAGAAACGACTATTTCAGACCTGTATTTTCATATATCCATTTTAAAGATGGTTGCGCTTATGCATGCGATACACATATCTTGGTAAAAAACAATCTATCCGAATGTTCCACATTCACCGATGAAGAAATAGAAAAGCTCGATGGTAAGTTTATAGGCTCAAAAGCCTACAAGTCTATCCTCTCTTACGATATGGTACAAGTTACGGACATGGGGTTTGAATGTATATTGTGTGACAATCAAAAAGTTATATACCCATTCTCCGAAGTCTATAAATACCCTGAAATGGAGAATGTAATTTCAGAACATCTAAAAGAGAGCACAGAAGGAATCACAAAGTTACGGATAGATCCTTCGTTCTTCTCCAAGATCGAAAAAGCTCTATTCAATTTTGAGTACGCATATATGCAGCTTTCGGAAGGCAATAAATCTTTGCTCGTTAAAAGCAAAGACAGCGATAGTATCGGAATCATTATGCTAAAATCAATATAGATTAAATACGAATCATTATGTTTTACGAAATCAAATTGAAAGTAGAAAAAGAGAACAGCAAAGGAGAGATGAAAGAAGTCATCGAACACTTCATCACCGATGTAGTACTGTTCGCCGAGGCCGAGAAAAAAGGACTTGAACAGTACAACGGAAATTGCGATGTATTCTCTATCACCCGCTCGAATGTTGTCGAGATAGTCAACGAGAAGGAAGAAGGCAAGCCTTTCTACAAGGCCACGTTGATAGACATATTCATCGATGACAACGGCAATGAAAAGGAAACGAAGTACTACAACCTCGTTTGCGCCAAAGACATCACCGAAGCCAACCGCCTTATGCAAGAACACATGAGACAAGGCCTTAACGATATGCGGTTGGACGGAATTGTGAAAACCAAAATCATAGACCTGATATAGGAGCATAATGTGAGACATTCCCGCAAGCAGAACCGGGTACGTGGTCGAGCACCATACGGAGGAAGGAACTGCGGGGAGAAATAAGCCATAAGTGTTTTAGGTGGTATCGGCAGTGTCGGAATTGGTATACGATAAAGTGTAGCTCTTATAGATAGGTTGGCAATGGCACAGCTTGTAGAGGCGTAGCCGTAAAATAAAAATTACCGCTTGACAATTCTCCTCCGAGTTTAGGCATACGAAAGTATCGCACGGTGAGCGCAACCTCACAAATTAAAACTACTAAGTGAAAGTCTTAGGAAAACTCCTATCATGCGGGTTCGAGTCCCGCCTGCCGAACAAAAAGAGAAAATATATGAACGAAAATATAAAGCTAATACATGGTGATTGTCTTTTAAAAATTAAGGACATTAGTACTAGTAGTATTGATTTGGTTGTTACAGATCCTCCTTATTGTATAGGTACTACAAGCAATGGGAAGAGAGGTTCTTGGAGTGATAATAATTTAATAAGACCCTTTTTTGAGCAATTTTTTGAAGAGCTGAGAAGAATAACTAAGGATACCAGTGAAGTGTATATAAATACAGATTGGCGGACATATCCATTTTTATATCCCATTATGCAAAATTATTTTGAAATAAAAAATTTAATAATATGGGATTATGAATGGATAAAAGCAGGTTCTTTTTATAGGTTCTCGCATGAGCTAATAATATATGGAGTTAGAGAAAATGCTAAAAGAAGATTTAGCGCCTCGGAAAGAGATGTATGGAGAATAAAACCAATAAATTATACCAATAAAAACAAATTACATAATTCTCAAAAACCAATAGAATTAATAATCAAAATTATTAAAAATAGTTCTTGTGAAGGAGATACAATTTTTGATGCATTTTCAGGTAGCGGTACAACTGCTGTCGCTTGTTTAATGACGAATAGAAAGTTTATAGGATTCGAAATAGATGATAAATATTTTAAAATAGCCACGGACAGGATAAATAAGGCAATTTTGGATAATAAAATGAAATTGTTTTGAAAATGGAAGAACAGTCCACATGCAACAGAATACACAAATACGATGTAGTGATAGGGATAGACCCCGACGTTGAGCGCAGCGGCTACTCCGTATTGGACACAAGGAAAATGAAAATGGAGATGAGTGTTTGCCCATTCCCCTTGTTGGTAGAGGGCATAAAAAAACTTCATGAGCACTGCAAGAAAAACGATGAACGAGTGGCGGTATATGTCGAGGCAGGTTGGAAAAACAAATCCAACTGGCACTTGTCACCGAAAGACACACGGGCGAGCGCAGCCAAGAAAGGCGAGCATGTAGGTCGCAACCAAGAGACCGGTCGCAAGATAGTCGAAATGCTGAGGCATTACGGAATACAAGTCATGGAGCAATCCCCATTGCGCAAGTGCTGGCAAGGGAAAGACGGCAAGATCACCCATGAAGAATTGAAGCGGTTGTGCCAGATGAGCGGGATAGAGTTTAACAGACCCCGCAGCAACCAAGAAGAAAGGGACTCTGCACTGCTTGCTATCACCTGCTCCGGATTGCCCATTAAATACAAGGTTGTCGAATCTGAAATAAACAAATGATATGACAGCAGAAGAATTTATAAACTCTACCGTTTGCCGGCAACAAAGGCGTAAAAAATATTCCGTTTTCCGGCAACATTTTATATTAAAATATTCCACACAACTAAAATTAAAGCTATGAAGTACAAAGTTGGCGACAAAGTTCAAATTAAAAGCGAAGAATGGATTTATAACAATGTTGGAATACCACATGTTTTAGCATATTTGTTGGAATATGCTGGCAAATATGCTAAAATAACTCGTGTATCTAAATCAGATAATCCAAAATATAGAATAGATATAGACTATGGAGAATTTGAGTGGTTTGATCTTCTTTTTGAAGAAAATACTATTGCAGAAACACCTACATTGCAAGACATTTCCAAAACAATACGAGAACAAAATCTTGGCGTATCGGTGAAAGAAGAGGAAGGAAAGCTCATCATCGAGCCGCTTAAAGTGGAACATGACCTACCTGTTGATACCCCGGTGATGGTAAAAATGCCAAACGACGAATGGAAACTTGCTTATTATGCAGGAGAACTTAAAACACAATCAGGGGAAATTCTTAAATCAACATGGGTAAGAGGATATAAAAGCGGACAAGGATTTGGTTCCATAAGCCAAACGCACATCATTCCTTTCGACAAGTTCGACCCGAACAACATCGAGGAAAGTCTTAAACATAACATTGTGAAGCCATGATTATAGCCAAGCAAGTTATATCCTCCATTATCGAGGAAAAGAAAAAGAATAACAAGGAGCCCTCCATAGCGAGCTTTACTGAAATACAGTCAGTGGTTATCCAGTCACTCAAATCCGAGATAAACGGGCTATGCAAAACCGGTGAGATTGACAAGTACAAGACCCTGAACGGGTGGGCATTCACTATCAATATTGAGAATAAATGAAAGACAGCTTTTTGATTTATAAATCATTTTATAAACCCATATCGAGATTATCGGACAAACAACTGGGCAGGCTGTTTCGAGCAATATTCAAATATCAACTTGGCGAGGAGGTTACGGTAGAGGAGGACATTGAAATGGCATTTGAGTTTTTCAAGAATCAATTCGAGATAGATGAACTCAAATATCAGGGCATTGTCGAGAGAAACCGGAACAACGGGCGTAAAGGAGGTAATGACAAAAACTCTGAAACGGTTAAATCAAAGTCCAGTGGGAGCCAAACGAGCCACTCGACCCCAAATAACCCAGTGGGGGCCAAACGAGCCAGTGGGGGCTTAAATGATAATGAAAATGATAATGATTTAAAAGAAACTTCTCTATCGAGAAGCAAAGAAAAAGAAGAAGATTTTGGCAAAGACGTTGACAAGCCACTGACAGAACTGCGTGAAGAACTACTCTCAAATCAAACGTGGATAAAAACGCTATCGATGAACAACCACATCGACGAGAACGAATCGGGGTTATATATCGAGGCATATATCCGTAAACTCCAAAACGAGGGTATTGCAAGAAAAAGCGTCAGCGATGCACAACAACACTTTGCCCGCTGGTTAAGAATCGAACTAAAACGAGCACGAGATGAGCAATCCGGAATCCATCAAAAACCTAATTCAAAGACCAAACAGGAGCGATATGCAGAGTTTGCAGAAGCCATCGCCGCCAAGCTGGCAGCGGGAGATACTGGCAATCTACAAGACGGGGGAGAATCTGCTCTGCCTTTTTAGCCCCGACAAGCAGACGGAATACTGCAAAAACGAGGAGCGTTGTTTCACAGGACATGCACCGAGTATTGCAAGAGTTGCCCGGACATTTGGAGATAGCGTAGCTGAATCATGGTTGTCTATACAGCTCTTTGAACTCGCTGAATTTTCAAAAGTTCGCAATGGCATGGAACCAGCAGATTTTATCGAACTGGCACGGACAATTATCTTAGGCTATGGCGGTTTTAAGCTCACCGAGTTCATGGTATTCTTCCTGCGATTCAAACAAGACAAATACGATCAATTTTTCGGCACTTTTACTCCGGGTACAGTGACAAGGTCATTGAAAAAATTTAATTCTGACAGGGAGAATCTATTGCGGTTCTATGAAGACAAAAAAAGGCAGGAGGAAAGGAACCGGGAATGGGAGCTGCGTGAAAAGGAGAAAGCGACACCCGGTCAGATTCAAGAAATTATCGACAAATACAGCAAAAAGGAAAGTTTAGTATGAAAGACATAGAGCTTTACAACGACTCATTCCAGAATTATAAAGTCTATGGGCTGCCAAAAGCCCAGCAACCACGCATGGTATATCGACGGAGACAACAAAAACGGCGAGAGCGCATTGGCAGGCAAACAATTCTTCTCGTCCGACAGCGAGTTCCGTCCGGCCGAGTTCATGCACTTCTGTTCCAAAATGCTCGTGAAAGAACCGAAAGAAGCCGGCAAATCCCCCTGCATGATACTGTTCTGCGAGTACGAACAACAGTTCAAATTCATAGAGTTAGGACGCAAATACGGGTTAAATCACTACATACCGCTGGTTTTCCGCAAGGACTTCTCGGCGCAAGTGTTGAAAGCAAACATGAAGGTCGTCGGCAACTGCGAATACGGTCTTATCCTTTATCGGGACAAGTTGCCCAAATTCAACAACAACGGGAGAATGATTTTCAACTGCTTCGACTGGGTGAGGGACAACACCACGCCCAAATGCCACCCTTGCCAGAAACCTGTCCCGCTTCTCAAACGGTTGATAGAGATATTCACGGACAAGGGCGATGTTGTCATTGACCCGTGCGCAGGAAGCGGCACGACCCTGTATGCGGCAGCCTCATTGGGAAGAAAGGCATATGGTTTCGAGGTCAACAAGCAATTTTATAACGACGCAAATGAAAAGGTCTTGAAAAGAATACAAGTCAGTTTATTTCAATAAATTATAAAAATCATACAGATATGGGAGAAATAGAACTTATGAAAGGAGGAGAGCAATGATTGAACGATTAAAATGCTGTATCAACATTCTGTTTGCAAAGCAATATATCGTTTTTACGGCAGACAAATACAAGATAGGTAAGTTCGGATCAGGATATATCCGTACAACTAATAAGGCATTCTTACAAGCGGCTATTGAGGTTATAGAGGAAATAGACAGTCATCTAGTTGAAGTTAATGAGAAAAATTGATAAACAATGAAAATAGAAGATATTGAAAATGCCGCATTAGACTGTGCCCTATTCGAGGATTATTACTATAACCCCGACTTGCAGCCTGCATATATAGATGGTTTCACGCGTGGAGCAAACTGGCGTATTGATTCAGTGTGGCATGAGGCAAGTGAAGAGCCCGAAAGAAATAGAATATATCTTGCTCAACTTGGAAATAGCACCCTTGATACCTTTTATTATTCAGGAAATTGGGAGAGATTTTCACGTGGAGTTAATATGCAACGCTGGGCATACGTAGAAGACTTGTTGCCCAATAAAAAGGAAGTCGTATAACAGAAATAATAATGTAAAAAACAAGGAAGAATTTATGATACGGAAAGTAGAAATGTACCAAGCCGTGTGCGATAATTGTGGTAAGGATTGTAGCAATGAAGATTATTATGCATGGCCAGAAGAAAGACTGGCCATAGAAGATGCTCTTTATATGGGCTGGCAAATTATCGATGATAAGCTATACTGCCCGAACTGCTTTGAATACGATTACAAAATAGGCGGATACAAACCAAAAAAGAAAAGCGTATGACAGTACAAGAATTGATTGACGAACTTATGAAAGTTCCAAATAAGTCAGCCGAAGTGTTTTATCTTTCAGATAGTGGCGATTTCTTTAATAATTTAAAAGTCTATTCTATGGGTAAGATATATGGAGACGACGAGGTTACAGAAGTTTATCTAATTAATGGCGATTGAAATATGAAAAAAATAATGTTCAATGATAAATACGGACTTACACAAGCCGTACTTGAAGGAAGAAAAACTCAGACAAGGCGGATAATGAATCCACAACCGGAGGACTGTTCTACGGTACATCGTTGGTATAAATCAGCATATTGGAAGGACAAACCCATGAGTTTGGTTGTCAACGAAGATGGTAGTGTTTATTGTGAGTTCTGTGGTTATGGAGCAAAGCTGGAAGGAGGTAGCATATTCCGACTCCCGTATAAAGTAGGTGAAATCGTAGCCGTCGCTCAAAGCTACAATTCCTTTTACAATGATGAGTGCAATCCTAATTTATTCCCAAACGGTGCAGGCTGGACAAATAAAATGTATGTGAAGCCGGAGCTAATGCCACACAGAGTTAGGATAACAGCCGTAAGAGTGGAGAGGTTGCGGGATATATCTGATGTTGATTGTATGGCAGAGGGGATTAATTACTATGAGCAAGAGGGTTTTTCTTGGTGTTCAACGGGAAAATTATTTGATACACCTCGTGAAGCCTATGCTGCACTAATTGATAAAGTAAGCGGTAAAGGCACATGGGAGAGAAACCCCTATGTATTTGTGTATGATTTCGAACTGGTAAAGTGAAATTATGAAAGTAGATAAAATAGAGGCATTTGATTATATGCTCCACCTTTTTGAAGAGTGGCGGGATAATCATGAAACGATTAAGGGCAAACCGTTTCCTAAACTTACAGCCATGAAACTGCTGTTTTTGGCTGCTGCTCCTAAGGAAGAAGGAGGCGATGACCTTTTGGATATATTCGATAATTTCTATGCTATGCCATATGGCCCGGTGGAGAGTGATGTATATAATGCGATTCAGGAAGACAAACTTCCTTCGTTTTCGGTTAAATATCGTAGTATTGAACCAAGAGAAGGTGCGGAACCATATAACGCAAAAAGATATAATGGCAAGCTTTATCACAGAGTAAGAAATGCGGTAAATGATCTGAAAGAGAAAAACGAAAAATTGGTATTACTAAATGCTTTTGAACTAGTAGAGATTACTCATAGATGGTCTAGTTGGAGTCGGGCGATGGATTTTGCTGAATTTATGAAGCAATTGAGTGCCAAGATGTCTATTGATTCTATTAGGGATTCAAGTAAGATATTCGATTTAAAATGAAATATGATTATGGAAAGAAAAGTAGGAGAAATATTTGAGTACAACGGAGAATGGTATCAGTGTATTCATACAAAATCTCTTGGATGTGAGAATTGTGATTTAGCTACCAAGAGTAATATTCATTGTAGTGATGTATTTGAGATAAGAGGAGAATGTTTATCATGTTATAGAAAAGATGGTAAATCTGTAATCTTCAAGAAACTTGAAAAGGTCGGAGAGCCTATTAGGATAGAGAATAAATCATACCAGAAAATAAAGGTTTCTGATGCTCTTTGTAATAATTGTGCTTTTTATGATAATTTTTCAAGAGACTGCAAATTGAATGGCCACATAAATCATTATCCAACATATTCATGCTTAATAAATGAAATGTTTGTAGAAATTAAACAAAACAAAGAAAATATGGAAGAAAGAGAATATTCAGAAGAGGATATGAAGAATAATCCTCGTTTTAAACACCATAAAAATATTGAACAAGTTATCAATATGCAAAAGATGAAACCCTTTGACCTTGAAGCAGCCAAAGCTGGTAAGCCAGTATGTACAAGAGATGGAAGAAAGGCAAGAATTATTTGCTTTGATACTATTAACAAAGGTAATTATCCAATTATAGCATTATTGGAAGATAAAGGATCTGAAGCTATATTTTATTACAACAAAGATGGAAAATGTAATGTTGGGACTGAACTAGATCTCATGATGCTCCCCGAAAAGAAAGAGGGATGGATAATTATTCATAAAGAAGCCATATATGATAAAGAAACTGCCGAGAAAATTGCAAGAGAAACCACAGCTAATGTTATTAGAATACAAAAGATAGAATGGGAGGAATAGTTATGGCATGGGTGGCAGTACATAAGAATGGGGATGAAGTTATTTTTGACTTTGAACCATACAGATGGAATGATTCCTTTTGAGTGGAAGATATTGCTGATGACATATACCTTCCAAAAGGAACTATCAAGAAACTCATAGGCAGAGATTTGACTTGGAGCGATGAACCCGTTGAATTAAAGGAGGAATAAACTATGTGGATAGCAAGGATTGGGTATATGGCTCGATTACCTCGTCGATATGTTCGATGTGAAATACATCGTTAACGGGACATATGACAAACACTTGGAAGATAAAGCAAAGGAAGACGAACACCTGTTTAATGCCACTATATTGTGGCTTGAAATAGTAAGCAAGGGAATCGAGTCGAGCGGCTGGATAGATGTGTTCGGGAATATATACGAGGAGATGTATCAATCAAAAGGAAAATCTTCGATGCTGGGACAGTTCTTTACACCGGAAGGATTATGTACCATAATGGCGAAAATCAATGGGGGAATAAGCGGAAAGACAGGAGACCCTGCGTGCGGCTCGGGGCGGACATTGCTCGCTGCATATACAGAGAATAAAAGCGGCTACTACGTCGGCGAGGACATAGACGGAATTAGCTGCAAAATGTGTGCCCTCAATTTAATGGTTCACGGGGCAAGAGGGCGGGTTATTTGCCACGACACGATTGCAAGCCCGGTGTACTTTAATTGGGGCTACGAGATTAACGAGGTACGTTACCCTATTCCCACTCCGTTTTACTCTCTCCGACTTATATCAAACGTTAGGACTGATGAAGAGATAGTTAAGATTGAAAATAACGTTGAACAGTTAAAATTATTTTGATATGGACATTGAAATATTGAAAGAGGAGTACAGCCGGAAGATGGAGAAGGCTCTGAGAAGGGGCGACTTCGATCTGTTTGACAACTTACGAAGGCAATATGACCGACTACTGCAAACCCGAGAGCAAGTCACGGCAAAAACAATCACCGACACCATGAGCAAAGAGGACAAAGAGAAATGTAATCGCCTCCTGAGAAAAATCCCAGTGTTGGCGGACATTGCAGAATCCTCCGCCGTCGATTTACTTTCACTACTGAAAAAATATGACGGTACTGTTACCCTTCCTATGCTGGAAGAACTGCGGGCGTTCAACCACATCGCCCGTGACCTGCGATCCATTATAGACCGTGTAGGCGACGAATCTTTTGCCATTTCCTTTGGAGATACATGCGACAGGGTGAACGAGTGTATAGATGATATTTTCACTAATAATTAGAATCACTAACATGGGAAAAGTTTATATTGAAGATGACAAGTTAATTGTCAAAACTGACAATGGGATTATAAAAAGCGATGGTACATTTTATGCCGAACTTGAATCTTCTAAAATTTACACTATTGATGCTTATTCTATCTCATTCCTACTTACTGCCATAAATAAAGTGGGTGCTATTTATGTGAATGATTTGATATATCCAGAAAACCATGTTTATAGGATATTTACAAATGAGGCATTGAAAAGTGAGATTGACAAGTTAAAAGACCAATTGAATAAATACAAGTGTTTGTTACAAGAAAACGAAAATCTTAAAAGAGAAATTAGCAGATTAGAGATAATAGAGCATGATAATAGAGCATCTATTAAAAAGCTGGAATTATTGACCGATAAGATAAAAGAATATAATTCCAATCCAAAAATATTTTGGGAAAGAATTAAAATGTAATGAACAGATATTCATGAAAAAAGAAGAAATTAAATATAAAATAGCCTATTACGAAGCCGAGCGAGATAGGAACTTAAAAATACACTGTCCACGGGTGGCTGCAAAATTTCAGAGAATGATAGACAAACTAAAAAAAGAGATTTCATCAAAAAAACAATAAGGTAAACAAATGGCAACCACGTACGCCGACATATCAATAAACATCATTAGTTTTACAAAAAATATTTTGTATGAAAACCATTCCTTTTTCGGGTATAGTATTAGACACTTCAAATCCACAAGACGGGCAGTTAACCGCTATGGTAAATCTCCGTCACACTTCCACTGGATCTATATCTCCGACTGGTGTGAATAAGAAAATATATACTATTTCCAATCATAGAGAACTCATTTATATTCACAAAGGCAATGGTTATGAAAATTGGATTACTTTCGATGGAAGCACTATCTACTACGAAGCATATCGTTATGGCAATGATAAAGTCGTGAGACCTATGTATTACAACGACGGGGCAAGTTCAGAAGCAAAAATCGGAGTTCCTATTTATCAAATTGATGGGTTAAATGATATAACCTCCGTGGGAAACACCCTTGTTGTATTAACAGACGGTGGTATTTTTTATTTCTTGTGTTATCTGTATGGATCATCTGGCACATACGTTTACAAAAATATTTCTATAAATGAAGATGATATAACTGTAAAAATAAATAAAACAGAAGAAGGACAGGTAAATAAACAAAATTTAAATTTCCCCTACGACTTAGTATCTGGTGGAATAGGTTGTAGTGGAGAACAACCGTATGGGGAAGTGTATGAGCCTATTGCAACTCTGAAATCGGAAGGTAAAATTCAAGATGTGTCACTTATACGTTGGGCTATAAGAATGTATGATGGAACATATACTTTACATTCAGCACCTATTCTGTTTATAAAAAGAGATCCAATAACATTTTATGCCTATATATCAGAATCAGAATCTAGATATGTTACAGCACATTATTACTATTATAAAATAAAAGTAGATATAACTATTCATAAATCATTAAAAGAATCCGATATATATAAAGGAATAGATATATTCATGGTGGAGATTCCTTATTACGATGATACTGATACATATAAAAAGAATTTACCGTTACAAACGGAAACAGATTTATTCTACACAAATGACGAAAAACTACGAGAGCGAATATTAGAGACTGCCAATTTCTACCGCATTGCACAATACGATTTTGATAGTGATAAATTCAATAATAATACTCTTTCAGATATACCCGATTTATCCGACATATTAAAGAACCTCGTGTATCAGCCCACATTAACAGATGATACCTATTCTCATAATAAGCTCATTGCCGAAAAAATATTTAATTATAATAGTAAGTTGCACATCTCAGGTACGTCCCAAAAATTATATGATGGCTATCCTGTCGAAATGTTCATATCCTATGCCGGTTCAACCGTAGACGTCATAAAATACATTTCAAAAACCTATATAAAAACCGAATCAGGAACTTCTATCGTGGTGCGTGACCAAGACATACCGAACGGGGATAATCTTTTACTCCTTTCCCCATATATCTCATACCCCGATTCACGGGCTTATAATATGGAGATAACCATTATATATCGGGTAAGAGAAGAATCGGGTGCGTTAACAAACTATCGTTTCTCAGCCTCTTTCGATCTCACTCCGCATGACTTCCTCAATTTGGCATATTATCTACCCACGGGAGAGATAAATCCGATAACAATTTCAGGTACAGTAATAACAGAAATACCAGAGGCTCCCCAATCTTCGAATAACATTGAGACAACCCCCAACAAACTTAAAGTTTCTGCCACGGACAATCCATTTATATTTCCCGTCGAGCAAACCTACACCATAGGAAACGGTAAAATTATCGGCATGGCCGCCGCAACGCCCGCTCTATCACAAGGGCAATACGGGCAATTTCCTCTATATGTATTCACCGACGAGGGCATATACATGATGCAAGTCGGTACAGGAGAAGTCATTTATTCCAATGTGTTTCCAGTATCAAGGGATATTTGCAGCAATGCCCGTTCTATTATATCTCTTGATAACGCTGTGGCTTTTACCTCCGATAGAAAATTATTTGTTCTTTCCGGCTATTCTGCCAAATCAATTTCCGACTCTCTCGAAGCTGATTATATTCCCAACCCGGCACACATATATATGGAAGGGATAGAAAATGTATTGACCGAGCCTTTGTTGGCATACAATTATCCTTTTGGTGAGCTTATCATAAAAAACGCAGAAGGAAATACGGCCTTTATTTACGATCTTCAACGAAAAATATGGAGACAAAGAGAAATGAAAGCCTCCTATTTTATACCGTCGTATCCGGTTTGTTATGCCGTATCCGATGAAGATGAAGTATATGATTTATCCCAAGAGTCCAACCAGTTACAAAATGTTACCATTTGTACAGCTCCCATAACACTAGGAACACCGGGATTCAAAAAAATAGAACGCTCCATTTTGCGTATGTTGGCCGGAGGATATTTCTCAATTTCCATATATGTTTCCAACGATAACAAAACATTTTATAAGATCATATCGATGAACATAAACAGCGATACGCTGTTATCCGATATTCCGCTCCCTAGAATACCGTCATCTTGGAGAAACTTCTATCTATTTATAGAAGGCGATATGCTTTCCGGTTCAACCATTACAAGATTAGATATACAGGAAAAAAATACATTTAATACCAAGTTAAGATGAAAAGATATGTATTTCACTATACGGCAGAAAAAATATTGTCCGAAGTAAAGAATATTACAACTATGCTTGGAGCCTCTCGGCGAAATGAAGATGGAAGTACTCAACTAGTGTCATTAACCCTTACCGAAGACGATGATTTATTATTTCAGCGATTTTTAAAAGATGCACATGCCTATATGCAAAATAAACTGGTTGCCTATATCATAGAACCAGAAGATGACGAAAGGGAAATGAGTCAAATTGATATATGTGATTTAGACCCAGATAATAGACTTTCAGACGACGATTTAAGGTTGTACCGTCTTTGTTATCCATGCCAGATGAATGAAGATATACCAGATACCTCTATCTGTGTAGCCGATAATTATATATTGCAGTTCCTGATAAATTACATAATATATCGCTGGCTCTTGATTAAAATTCCACAAGAAGCAATGGTATATAAAACTCTTTCCGATGATAATGCAGATAATGTAGTATCTTCATTAAGCCGGAGAAAATCAGGGAAAATACGCAGAAGAATACACCCGTGGTAATATTTTAATATAATAAGGGTGTATTATTTACGTTTGATACACCCTTAGATTTAATATAGATTATTTCATAGATTTTATGTATAACCAAATTTTTCCAGCAGGGGCATCTTCGTCCATAAAATAAAAAGCATGTGCAGATTTGATAATAGCTTGGTCATCTAATACTTTGCAAAGGTCTGCATACATCGAATTGAATGCTACGTATTTGTCCCATTTTGTGGTTCCTACCGGGAATGCCATATTTTTGGTGAGTTCTTCTATTTGATCGATAGTCCAATGTGCTCCTTCCCGTTTTCGTTCCTCTTTATCTGTGTATGAAATGCAACTTACATCGTACTTAGCAAAATCCTCTGTATAGTGATTCTTATATAAGATACCATGTTGCTCTCTCATAAATTTCCAATATATATTAGGATGCTCCTTTTCTATAATACAAAGTAAATTATCAATGGACTCTATTCCTTCATTCATAATTTTATCGCTGGATATTCCATTTGTCCTTGCTTTTTGAATCATTTCGTTGTACTTCATTTTATACCTCCTTTTTATAATGTTTTCATTCCGTTATAAATAATTTTTTAAGCTCAACTAAGTCACCCGATGTAATACGAATATACCCCATATTTCCAAATACCAAATTAGTCAGGAGATTATTTGGTATTTCTATTTTCATGGCCCCAGAGCCAAGATTACCTTTAAGAATACCCAGATTAAATTCTCTTTCTTCCATAGAATTGAATATTTCAATGAAATCATCGAATAGCATATTAACATCTATGTTCCCATTTTCGTCGCAAATAAATAAAGATAATCCATCGATAAGTTCGTTAATCTTTTTGTCTTCTTTCAACAAATAATTTTTTGCTCCACGTTTGAGGTATGTGGATACAGTTTTTAATTGGGGATTATTTCGTGTAAAATCATCGATCCTATCATCTATCCATGTATGAGCAGCCTTATTAAACTTTGTTTTTACAGCTTCCAGTTTTTCTTTCAGTTCCATTATTTCTTAGATTTAGACGATGTTTTTCTTTGTTTCATATCCATAAATTCATTCCAGCTCATGTCGCTGTACTGAGTAATATATTCGTTCATCAAGGCGTCCTTTTTATCCGCTTCGTCCTTAACAGTTTTCTTCAATCGTTTGGTGAGGGTAAGGTGTTTGTCCAACGCATCTTTCCCGTCCTTTGTCCCTTCGACTATCGGTCTCATAATCCGCATATACTCCCGGTTGAGAATACTCTGAATTTCCATGCTGCTTTGCTGAAATTCTTCATTCTCTTGCATAAACCTAAACTCCTTTTCGGTCAAGGAGTCCATAATCCTGTCTATTTCGTCCCACACGGGAGAAGAAGTCGTTTGCGCAGATTGCCGATAGTTTCTTTTCATTTCAGCAATTTTTTGTTGCATGGCTTCCTGTTCTCTCTCCAATTCGGGGATAGAAAAGTTCCTGTCGTTTAATAAAGGGTCTGTAAAATTCATAATTATTCGTGTTAGTGGTTAGTAATCGGTAATGAAAGTGGTATCGCCCCCGAAGGGGCTCTACCACTAACGCTTTTTCTTGCGTTTCTTTTCGGCCTTTATGCCGTCGGAGTTTCCGACGCTGCTCTTTTGCAGTTGCAACCGAAAGGGTTTGCACCCTCCAAAACAGTTACGGTAGGAGTAGAAGGAAGACCTACAACGCCATAGATAGCTCGGCAAGTCTTGCGATCCGTGTAATTGATGGAGGCTGTGAAGGCACGATCAATTTCGCACTGAATCAATCTGTCTTGATACGGACGGGTGGCTTCCAAAACAGCTACCTTCTTGTCTAGTTCATTGAATTTGTTGGCATATCGCTCGTTCAATACATCGTATAAATCTCGGCTTGTCTTGTAAAGTCCGAAATCTGCGTCGATTTGCGACTTATACAACTGGAATTTTTCAGCCACATCGGTTTCACGATGTGCATACATTTGGTCTTGCGTGTTGACTTTTAATCCCCAAATGGTATTGGTGAGAGCAATTGCATCCTCACATTCTTTTTCCCATGCTTGAAATGCGGTGGGAGCGACAGCACTTGAACCTCCCCAGCCACCTGTCGTCGTGTTGATGTTTACGTTCTCAGGCATGGAACCGCCACCGAAAATCCCGTTGCGTCTTCCCCAAAGCGCACCTGCGCCAAGAGCCGTACCGACGATTCCCAATGCTAAACCGGCATTACCTACACCCTTAGAGGCATACTCTTTCTTTCCTTCTTCGTAGACTTTCTTTTCTACGATTTCTCTGTTAATTCCTTCCATATGTTTTTATTTTTTTAGTTATACCGAAAGAACATCTTCCGGTGTGTCAAACATACGGTCATAACAGTTGCTATCTATGAATTTCAGTTGCTATACGTTTGCTAATTAGTTGATTGTTCTTTAATAGAATGTAACTTTGTGAAATCCTGTGTGATAACGTATTTTTCAACTTATTCACTCCTTGTCTTGTCATAGACAAGTAAGACGCTATATTTTCTTCCGTAAATCCGAGCGATACCAACGCACAGATGAGCAGGCAACGTGCGTCGACCGCATTTTTGTTCGCCCCGTTAATCAATTCGCCGTAACACAGCTCACATTCCTCGCAAACGATTTGCAAGACGTGTTCAAAGATTTCATTGGTTTTCATATCTCTTGCTTTTAAATATTTGTTAAATTATAGATTGTTGACACAATAAAAAACATCACGTTCCTGTTTAAAGGCTGTGAAAGCCTCGTAACATTCCCCGTGATGTTGTCTCTTGTTAGTTTTGGAAGAGCAGCAAGAGATTGAGGCTTTCCTTTATACTCCGAAGCCCCGGAAGAGTCGTAAATCAAATTATATCAAGAAACCCAGTCCTTTCAATTTTGTTATCCATTTCATGATGTAAGGGAAGAGCAGCAAGATAATGCCACCGAGTGTCCACCAGCACCATCGGGGAGTCTTGTACTTTACTACCTCGACGGGGTAGGGTACTTGTATGCTGTCCGTCTTGGATATATACAGCGTATCGATTCTGTCCTTGAACCTGTATATGTACTTGTATTGGAACTCCCGTATCGTATCTCCCGATTTCTCGATGAAAACACTGTCCCGCATGTATATGGAATCGAGCTGCACACGATTCAGATACACCGTGTCGCTCTTTGTCGTTTCCACAGGCACATACACATGTCTGGTACAACTCGTCGCAGCCAAGCCAGTCAAAAACAATAGGAATACGATATGTCTCATAGGCTCAGTATTTGTCATAATATCCCAATTGAATCATTCTTTCCTTGTTCCTTCTTGGAGATATACCGGTAATATGTGCCCATGAATACCCGGAAATAATATCGTAGATAGTAGAAGGAGAAACATCAAAGCGTTTCGATATTTCTTTATAAGATAACCCCGACTGGCTTAATTTTATAATTTCCCTCACGCATTTTTCTGTGAGTTTAGATTGCGTATTCTTTTCTCCAAAATGGGAATCGTGTAGTACATCGAATCTGTGCTTTTGATTTTCTGATGGGGTAACCCATTCCAAGTTGTCGACTATATTATTGTATTTATTACCGTCGATATGGTTAACTTGTGGCTTATTATACGGATTAGGGATAAATGATAACGCAACAATTCTATGGGCTAAACACCTTCCATGCTGTTCTCCTGCTTTGGGGATATCATAATGCAAATACCCTCCAATTTTTATAGGTTTAATTTTTTTATAATTAGAATTATATACATTCCCATATCTATCCACATAATACTTTTTATTAAAAGGTATAGGTATTGCCCCATTATTAAGCATAACTTGTTTTCTTTTCTCCTTTTCCTTTGCTTTCTTTGTTTTAATTAGTACAGAGTTGCATCTGACTTGTCCCGATAAGAAATGACAATATTTAGTTTTTCTTACCTCACCACTCCCATTAAGAAACAATATATCAATATCATTACATTTTCGATATGCAATAATTTCCATTTTTATCCCTTGACAATTGATTGATGTTTCTCCAATCCTGAAAATTTTGGTGTCTTCCTTTCTCATACTCACATAATTATTATACTATAAATATACAAATAATTTATTTTATATGCTAATAATCAGTGATTTAAATGTAGAATTTCACTTCTATTATCATGCATTGATGAATAGCTTACATGAATCCATTTATAATTATATTCAATCAACTGGTCGAAGGGAAGGTTATCCCGAATCAATTCGAACAGTTTCTTGTTCTCCTCCTTGTTCCCTCCCGTGATGTCCGCCGCCTCGCCCCTCATGTGCTGGCTGTTTTTCGCCCCACCCACGGCGGCATTGAGTTTGGGACAACGATAGCCCGAATTGACGGTTATCGCCTTCCCGTACATCTCCCGCAAGGGGTCTAAAACATGGGTGACAAGGTTCGACAGCGCAACAGACGCTTCGGTCGTCGGGGTATTGTCTATACCCAATTTATCGGCCGTTGAGCTCTTTGTGAGTTCTTTCATCGTGAAGTATTTCATATCCATTCTTCATTTTTTTCGTCAGGCAATCCAGACCTCGATTTGAATCACCAGCCCTCCCAGTATGGTAGCCAGCAAGTCGGCATACGACCAAGCCCCCGGCTTCCTCCACTCGTCGACAGCCTCCTTGATACATCCCGCTATGGCAGAGAACAGCACACAATATTCCGCCGTCGCACCTATCACGATGGCGAAGAAAGAGGCGATGACACCTCCTGCGATAAAATGCAGCAGCTTGTCGTGGGGAATATTTTCAATCCACTTTACCAATTTGTCATAAATTGCTTTCATCGTTTCCATTTTCTAATCTGTTAAAAAAATCGTGTTTTATCCTTTCGTAAACTTGCTTCACATTGGCATAGGCTCTACCGTTGTTAACTTTGTCAGAATAGACCTCGCTCTCTACCACGTCAGCCACCCATTCACCCCATTTCGGGTTGGTGAACTCGGAGAGCTTCTTGCCGTGATAGGTGAAATAGTTAAATCCGTTTGCCCGCTCGTCTTGAACATTCCACACCCTTGCGTGTATTTTCTTTTTTGTCTGCTCCTTCTTGTCGATGTTGTTCTCCTCTCGGACGTCTTTAATAATCCGGCACACCTGCTCGACAGACAAGTCAATAGCGTTGCTTATAACCACTTTCAAGCGCAACAAGGTTTCCTGCCTCAACCCTTCCGATATGTCGGACAACATGTTATTCTGGTCGTTCGTTTTTTCGATAAGCTCTTTCAGGGATTCTCCGTAATCCTCCATGCTCTTGGTGATAATCGATTTGAACCACTTGAAGCAGGCCACCATCATCATGGCCGACAACACCAAGAAGAATGCTGCGGTCATCACCAAGAACCCCTGTTCGCTTATCCCTCTGGCTACCTCCGTAGCCTCGTTTATCCCTCCCATATCAATGTTTCTGTTTTTCGATTAATAATCTGGCTTCCTCTTTGCAGGATTCCGCATAGGCGTTATAAGCCTCGAACTCCTCTGCTTTCGTACCTCTTTGCCGAAGTATCGCCAACTCCTCCGACAAGGTATATTTCCGACGTATTAACTCGTTTACCGTTTCTCCGTAGTCCATTGGTACGGGAGGTGTTTCCGTGCCGTCCTCCGTCGTTTCCGGTGCTTCCTCGTACTCATAGACTATCGCCCCGTTCCGGTAATACATCACGGGTATTTTTCCGGGTATCTCTTCGGGAGATGGGATAATACCGACATCTATCAACCCTTCTCTCTCATTGTCGGCGTATATGCCTATAATCTTCTCGTTTTTAATAGCTATATACATAATTATTCAATTAAATAGGATTGATTATTTCAATCTGACGCCTTACGCCGGTTCTTGAAGTAGAAAGGTTGGCGGCAAGTAACATATCTGGATCGTTCGACATGAAAATATAGGCATTGTTGGTAATAGGTCTATAAAACCCTTCGTTTGTCGCACTCAAAATATTCGTACTTACAATGGTATCTGGTGTTGTCATACTATTTCCGTAAAATTCGGTGGTGTATGGGAAATTTTGATACGAGTTCCTTACACCGATATTTTCGGCAGAGTAGGAGTTATCTCCTCCGTCCGTCAAATGAACTGAATGTCTATACGGATTTTTAATAAAGTTAATATATGGTGTTTTGAAATTTATGTTATGAATATATGTATTCTGAGATGTTGTAATTTGTGTGTCATTTGAGAAGGCCAGCTCTATCGAGTACAGATTATTATCTTCATCTACAATCTTGATATGGTTTTTGGCAGAAATCCAAACAAGTGCATACTTCACACTTCCATCTGGCAGGGTTATCCATCTGTCCCCCAATACGGGAAAGGATACGGCAGAGTCTATGGAATCGATAATTTCTACCGACTTGTCTTCCATCGAACATCGGAGTATCTGTTTATTGACATTATCAACCCCGTATATATAATCCTTTGTAATTAAGACTTCTTTGTTTTTGAATGTTTGGTATGAATACTCAACAGGAATAGGAATCAACTCCTCGGAGATAAAAGCCCCGTCTTCCTCATTCAGTTTGATAAGCCAAATACCTGTTTCTTTGTCTTCATATCTCGTGCAAACGATATAAACTTTATCCTCGATTACCCTCAATTGCTCGGCTGCGTTATGCCAAGACACTCCATAACCCTCCAATTTGATGTCCCAAAACACCTCGTAAGTATCCAAAGAAAACTTCAAGCACCTGCCCATCGTAAGCAGGTAACAAGTTTTGTCGTTTTTTATCTCTTTGAATCCTATATACCTTAAATCTGTGGCTTCAAGAAAAGCATGGGAAATGTAAAAACCATTCTCTTTGTATGCGATACTCTCCGCCGCTTGGTTTGCTTTATCGGCCGCCTCATTAGCGAGAGTTGCCGAGTTGTTCGCTTCCGTTGCGGCATTCTCCGCTTTTCCCGCCGCTGTGTTGGCGTTCGATGTGGCTGTGTTTGTATCGGAAATAAGTCCTTCGAGCGTAGTTTGCATTTGGGAAAAACTCGTCTCTCTTTGGAATTCCGCTTCGGCTCTCTCACTCTCCGCCGAGGCACGGCTGCTTTCTGCCGATTCCCGTTTTGCTTCTTCTGCCGTCAACTTGACACCGAGAGCCTTTATATCCGAGGTCGCTTTATTGGCATTTTCAGCTGCCTCATTGGCAACTTTCGCCGCCTCTGTCGCAGGACGTTGAAGATCGGCGATTTGCTCCGGCGTAAAATCGTCGTAGGTAAAAGGGTCTCCCTTGTCTCCTTTTTCACCGGGCAAGGCAACCATTTCCTCCACCACGGCGGCATCGGGCACTACCACCTGCTCATGAACAATTATGCAATCACTATCTGCCATATCACTTGATGATTATATTGGTTTTGTAAACATCTCCATAGTCCCATTTGCCGTCATCGAAATCGGCATCCTCTATCCAGTAATGCCTCTCGACCGTGAGCAAGCCATAGCGGAAAGTTCCGGAATTGAATATGCCGTACAGCACGCCGTCACGGAACACACAGTTTTTACGTGTCTTTCCGTCGTAGCTCACTTCGCAACAACAACCGGCCTCGTCCTTGTAGATGAACTTAAACTTCTTCGTCTCGGCATCGATGGGCTGCTTGTTTCTGTCCTCAAAGCCAATGGTAAACTTAATATCCTCCCACGAGTACTTCACTATGGGATCTTTGTCAATCATCGATCAATCTCCTATAATCTTAAATATGCTACGCTTGTATTTCCTCCTGCAAAGCCTGTTCTTTGGCTTTTTGGTAGCTTAGATGTTGCTCCGGTGTAATCTCCCTTACGGACGAAGCGTCGAAGTCTGCTGGCGTGTACATCGCTTTTACTCCCTCGTAAGTCTTTATATCGTCGCCTTCTTGGTAGGTAGTCAGGTAATTACCTTCCGTTGCCGGAGTGATTTTTTGATAACTTTTTTCTTCTATATTCATGGGTATTTGTTTTTTATGAGGTTTTGTTTGATTGTGTTCTTTTATCCATTACATCGAATCGGCGAAATTAACCGTCCAATTCTCATCTGTCAGTTTCGCTATGATACCTTCTGTTTCCAAATAAGTTTGTGCAGCCGTGTTAAATGTCAACGTAGCTGCCGGTAGTCCCAAAGTTTTTAATGGAGCTACACCGCTTTCTCCGGCAGCATTGGCAAATCCTCCGAATCGATTCAAAGTCTCTTCATCGATATTCGGGGAATCTGCCAGCGATAGAGCGGTGTGCAAGAATATCACATCGCCGATCGACGACAAAGCCGAACAACCCTTGAACATGTTTGTCGCTACCGTTACGTTCGAAAAATCCCAGTTTTGAATACTTGTCAAATTCTTGCACAGATAAAATGTATAACTGCAATTTTGGGCAAGAGGGGCATTTATCCTCGGAAACTCCGTTAATGCCTGCGAGTTGCAAAATGACTGATAGAGAGAGGTGCATTTAGGTAAGTTGATAGTCCCTTTATATATAAGACTAAGACATTTATTAAACGCAAAATACATAGTAGTTGCATTGGGCAGATCTATTTCAACCGTCATGATGGATTCACAGCCATTAAATCCCATATATATTCCTTCATTCACAGAATTTTTTAAGACTAAATCTGCAACTAAACTACGACAGCCATTAAATGTACCGTTTAATAATCGTTGTGAATTTAGATCAAAAGATTTTGGGATAGACTTTAAGTTATTATTATCATAAAATAAATTTGCAATATCCGTTATGTTCGAGAAATCGAATACTTCGGGAACTTCTTCGAAAGTCGAATATCCGAAACTAATCCCCTCCGCCGCCACGTCGATTTTGGTAACGGGTACGAGTGTGCCCGTCAACTTCTCGCCTATGGCATACGCCGTCTTTCCAGCCATAATATCGGCAGCCGTGGCCGTGGCGTCGGCCGTCAGATCTGCTAACGTGGGGCACTGCTTCGAAGGTTGCCCAGCCTGTATCAATCCCAATCTTCCTAAACTCATGGCTTACCGCATTTTATTGATGTTAAGCTGCAAATCTTCATCTCCGACACTAATAGTCGTTCCAGCAGGGAAATAGAAACTGATAATCGTTCCGGTAGCCAAAACTAACCGGCTGTCTGTTCCGTCCGGGTAATCGATTTGTATGACTTTTCCGCTTTCAACGCTCAACATATACACACCGGCTTCGGGCAATTCTACCGAATCCCCGCTTCCTTCAATGTAATATTGCTTTCCAGGCTGCAAAACCCCGATAGGGTTTAGATTCAAATCTAAGGGTAGTTTGATATTTTCCATAATTTATACATATAAAAAGGGAAGTGCATGAAACGGTAATTCCTGCCGGAGCAGAAACTCCTCCTACAATTCCTGCCGGAGCAGAAAAAAATAGATAATGCACCTCCCGTTATTTAACAAACCTGTTTTTCCCATATAAAGTAGCATTATAGAACAATCCCAGTTTTTGAGTATAACCCATTCTTCCGCAGAAGGCCGTCATACAGCCTTTTATCCATTTTTCATAATTAGTCACCGATAAGTCTTTTATAGCTAAACACAATCCCAAAGTGAGACTGACAAAGTTAGCATGTCCTTCATCATGTGACATCTTCATCTTTCCTCCGGAACAAACCATTTCAGCACTCGTTCCGCTCGAATCGAAAAATTTTTGAGGAGGCACGACCTCCCAATCGTGTTCACTTTTTTGATTACGCATGTATATAAATCTACGCATAATGCTTTCCATCGAGTAAGGTATCCTGATCCATTCCCCATGATATTCTCCTACAATTAAATCCGAGAGTGCGACTGGTTTTATTCTAGATTGTGTCCAAAAAGGAAGCCCTTTCATTTCGTATCTATAATAACCGTTCAGAAATTCTCCTTTATTGGGATAACAATGAGACAAGTCATCTCCTGTTTTAAAGAAATCATAAACCGTAACCCATTTTCTGAGGCTGGTAGATTTACGTGCCATATTTTTACTCTTCCATCGGTTCAGGCACAAATAAATATTTTCTTTCTCTCGATTGATAAAATCCCAGCCTTGCGACATTCGAAACTCCACATAGCAATTTTTTATAATATTAGATTCACGGATACCGTATACTTCGCTCACATCGTCGTTAGGTAAACTCACGAATCTTAGTTCGACCTCCGGCAATAATTCCTCTCCATGAACAGGAAACTCACAGATTGTATCGCCCCATTCGATCCCATTCCAATCCATAGATATAAGACTAGGTTTTTCTACTGATACAGAAATCCCTCCAAAATTAGTGAAGGTATATTCTCCTGCTTGGGGGGCGATATAAAAATAAGTCTTACTTTCACCCGCTAGAACATCAGGAACAAATGTTTCCGGGTTGTCGATCATGTTCACAGCTCCGACAGCCCTGTTGGTATCTAGCCAGCGGTTCCCGTCGAACATCCAAACGCTCAATGTTTCCCCGTTGGTGAAAAACCAGTCCCTTTGCGCCATCGGATTATCCCGCATGGCATCTTCCAGCCTGTTATAAAAACCGATATATTTCCCGGCTCGATTGCATTTGAATATTCTACACATGTCGATTTATATAGATAATTGTTTCATTTCCGTTAGTATCAATTCTTCGGTAGCTTTTGCCATGTCATATTGTTGTAAACTCATCAGTACTTCTTTGGCTGTTATATATACCATGAGCATTTCCAGCCCTTGTGGAATATTTATTTCAGAGTTCGTTATTTCAGGTATGGGAACATATCTTTTTTCCGTACATTTGGGCATTCTTACATAAGAAGGGACAGAATACCATTCTAAAATGAGCCCTTTTTCACTATTAACCACTGCACATACGGGGAAATTTATACCTCCTCGTGTGACAGGATTCTTTTGTAGCAGATAACTTTCACTTTCCTCCGTTATGCTATTATTTACCCTACGTTTCCAAAGTTCCATTTTAAAAGAAAAAAGACGTAGGAAATCGGAGGGGAGTAGCACATATCCACTCCCGTCTCCATATATTTCTACATTTCCCGGTATATCTTTGTGAGGCAAATATCTCAGTGGAGAAGCCAGTAAGGTCTCTTTTGCGCAGGACTCCGCAAGGCTGTTTACTCTGTCATCTATTGGCATGTCGTTGTATGAAATTTCGACGGTCGACGGAGTGACTTCATCGATAACGACCTTGACCAGATAAGATAATCGGGATATTTGCATGGGGTTATTTTAGATTAGGGAATGAAATGTTCAATTCTTCGGCTGCCGAGTTGATTTCTTCCGGCGTTTTAGCGATAATTCCCTCACCTTTCAGATATTCGACAGCTTCTTGAAACGATTTTACAGACTCTATTTTTACCCTTCTGTCTTCCTTCTCTTTTACAGGTTCTTCCTCGACAGCATCTAAAAATATAATGTTGTTGAACTCCTTAGAAGACTCTATCGCTTTCTGCACATTTTTGTCTTTGGTCGAGAAAAATCCGCCTGTGAATTTATTCCCTCTGAACTCAATGCGTACCGATTTACCTTTCACGGTTATCGGCATGCTCAGGTAAGTCTGGGTTTTATATACTTTCAACATAACTTCTATGATTTATGGGGAGTATCTTTCATCGATACTCCCCTTGTTTGTTTTTTATTCAGCTTTCGGAGTGATACGAACGTGAGCTCCCGGATTCTTCAATACAATGCCAGAAATTTCTTGGATAAATTCACCTTCCGTCTCACGTATACCCGCAGTTTTGAAATCCCTGCGTTCTTTCGACAACGACTTGAATTCAAATTTGGTCAAATAGTTATCGTCCACCACAAGGGCACATTTGCTCATGCCTGCCAGATCGAATGATTCTGTATAGACCACATACAAATCTCCAAATTTCGAGTGAATGGAATCGAACGTGAGCCCAAGTTCGGCTTTGTATTGATCCCCCTGCATGACTTTCTGAATATCAAGGTTCGTCACTTGTTCGATAAAATCACTTCCTGCGAAAACCAGTTTTTTCTTACTGCTTGCATTTCCCGTTAAAGCCGTTTTACAGAGAGCTATCAAATCTTTCGCGGTCATTCCTGCTGATGCGTCATAAGTCCAGTCTTTACCTGCTTGCCACCAAATACCCTCAGTAAACCACACGTCCTCTTTCTTGGTCGTATCACGTAATTTGTTCTTTTTGCCGAACAAGAAATTCATTTCCATACCTCGCTTCATTTCCCAAATGGCATCGCGTTCCATGTCTGTGAACGTGAAATCGACTTCTTTTTCCGTCCATTCCTGATATACATCGGTAACTTCGACTTGCGTACAGAACTTTTGGGCATAATTCTGTTCTTTGGTAGGCAAGGTCTCGAATTGTGCAGTTTGTGCATCTTTCTCCGCTCCGGCTCGTCCCATGCGCAGGAGTTCAGTTCCGGCTTCGATGGTGGGTACTATACCCAGTGTGCTACCGCTCTTTTTACCATTCACCGCCAAGACATTCAGTTTACCGTCGGCATCTTTACTCATTACATAGAGAACCAACTCGTCTTTTTCAGTAGTTCCTCCCTCGTCATAACCTTTTACACCGATAACCTTTATCGTGTCCGAAACTTCGAAATAATCGTTGTTCGCCGTGTCGAGCTTCGCACCGGCCGACGCCGTTTCTGTATATTTCGCTTTCAAGGTTGTCAAAGCCGGTTTGGTGTCCAACGAATAAAACTCATATTCACGGGAACCTACCGAAATCACCCGACCGCTACGGCTTACCGTGTCTACCGGTGTAGACGAAGGCATAATTCGGCAAACCTCTTTGTCTATATGCGCTTTCAACAAATCCGGCGACACCTCTTTGGTCAAGTCTGCCGATACCGGCTCGTCTGTAACATTCACACCACCTCCTGCCAGAGGAACCGTTGCGGCCAGTCCGATGACCGTTTCACCTGATGTGAACAACCCGAAGGAGCACAACAATAAAAACAACAACACAATACCGCCGGCGACAGCGATATATTTCCAATTCACTTCTTTACCTAAAATTTTCATCTTTTTTACCTATTTTGTTAAACAATTTCTCCTCTTTCAAAAATCCCCCTTCGTTTACTCCTCGGGACAGTCACATTCGCCGTTATCCTATCTGACGATTCCCTGTTCAGATTGGGTGTCCCGTCGTTCTTTACGCTCCTTTTTTGGAGTTCGATATTGGCATTTCTCCCCTTTACTTCCGCCACAGTGGCCGCTTCGGTCACGTCTTCATCATGTTTGTATGCCCTCCAAAGAGCATCGAGGGTAGGGCGGTCGAAATTGAAAGTGAAAATGCTGTCAGCCAGAGACGATACAAAATCCTCAAAGGCCGTCCGTTCTGCGTCGTCGGCCGATTTTTCTTCGAAAAACGAGCCGATGGTCTCTGCATTACGGGCTGCGTTTTCCTCTTGTTTTGCTCTGATTTCGTTAAATGATTTCTCAGAATCCCGGCGAGCCGAAAGTCCTTCATTAAATTTTTTCATGGATTCTTCGTCACCCGAGACAGCTCCGAGAATATCTCCATAACTTTTTGCAAGGGCAGGTAATACTTCACTCCCTGCAATTAATTCACTTAGAAATAATCCCGCTTCCGGTTCACGAGCCAAAGCTTCTGTGAGAGATTTATTACCCTCGTCAAGTTTTCTGATTCTATCCTCTCGGGTATTATAAAAATCCTCTAATCCCGAGTAGAAAGCATCATCGTCATTTTCATAGTCTACATCTTTATCCGGGTAAGTCGTACGTAGTCGTTCTACCCATACCGATCGGCCGCTTTTAGGAGATTCGGCTTTTACGGTTTCATCTACTGTTCCAGATGGAGTTTCAACTTGTGCTGTAATTTCTTCTTTATCTTTTTCCATACGATTTTTTGTGATGGGTTCAAAAAAAAAACTCAACACAAAAATCTCATTTTCATAGTTTTAGGACGGTACGTCATTGCAAAATCGGTCAGTGCGATTTTTAGGGCAGTACGTCATTGCAAAATCGATTTTTTAGCTTATATTTGCATCAAACCGATACCCAACATACGCAAATCAAATTGCGTATGCCTACATTAGATTATCAAGAAAGCAGAGACCGAGAGTTCTGTGACACGTTCTACTACACCCTCAATTTGTGTGGTGGGATAATGTGTGATTACATTTATCAAGCGGCGATTCAATCCCCTTCCAAGCGGTTTTATATCGGTAATGAAAAAGCCATAACCAATCTTCTGAACATAAAAAAAGGGAAACGAATAACATCTTGTCCCATAAAGCAAAAGATGTACATCGACCTATACAAAAAAGCCTGTGAAATTCAAGCCGGTGATGATCGCATATCGTTTTCAGAAGCAGTCAGAAGGGCGATTCGTTCTCCGGCTCCACAATTTTATATTTCTGTTCGTACGGCGAGGCATATCATAGCCATGAGAAGAAAAGATGCTTTTTTCAATCAAAAAAGGAAGGAGGCATCGAATGAATTACTCTGAAATAATAGCAGAGAACAAAAAAAGGAGAATGTCTTTTACGGAACCGTATGATCCGGTAACGGGAGAGGGGTCAGATGTAATACCCCGAAAAGAAATAAAAATCGAAGAGTTCGGGACTCTACATATACCCGCCGATATGTATGAGGAAAATGGCTGGGTACAGATACTTTCCCAAGAAAAATCCTATAAAAATCTTCTTGAAAACGGGCTTCATCAACAAGCCACACCCCAGCTTATTCGAGAAATAGACCGTCAATTTTTTTTGCTGCGGATTAAATACGATTTTGAGTTTTGGGCGATAGCCACAGTTAAGATAAAAGATAAGATAACATCGGTCGATATACCCTTTCTTTTGAACAGACCGCAAAGAAAACTTCTTAAACTATTCGAACAGCAACGTCGTGAGGGGAAACCAATCCGGGTGATTCTACTCAAAGCCCGACAATGGGGAGGTTCAACGCTCACACAAATCTATATGGCGTGGATTCAGCTTGTACACAAACATCAGTGGAATAGCGTCATAGCAGCGCATGTAAAAGACTCATCTTCCAATATTCGAGCAATGTATAGCAAACTGCTCGACAATTATCCTTCTTGGATATTGAATAGTCCGCTTAAATTGAGACCGTTTGCTAGAACTCAGAATATATCTTATATCCAACAAGTAAATGCCCGTGTAACAATAGGTTCGGCAGAAAAACCCGATTCTGTTCGAGGAGCAGATATAGCTATGGTTCATTTCTCCGAGGTTGCTTTGTATCCCGATACCAAAGAAAAACGAACAGGAGATTTGATAGCTTCCATTAGCTCATCTATACCCCTAGTTCCTTATTCCGTCATTGTCATGGAATCTACGGCACAAGGAGTTGGGGATTATTTTCATACCGAATATGAGAATGCAAAAAAAGGAGAGTCGGATAAAACCCCTATATTTATTCCTTGGTATGATATAGAAATGTATCAGACACCTGTCGACGATTACAAGCGGCTTATATCCTCTTTTACCGATTACGAATGGTATTTGTGGGAAAGTGGAGCCACTCTTGAAGCCATAGAATGGTATAGAAACAAAAGAAAAACATTTCAAGATGCTCAACACATGATGAGCGAATTCCCTTCCGACGATGTAGAAGCATTTGCAAACACAGGAGAGCGAGTTTTCGATCGTTATGCTATCCACCGTATGAGAGAAAATGCGAAGCCTCCTTGTTGGCGGGGTGAATTACAGTCCGATACACATTCTATAACCGGGAAAGATTCATTAAGAGAACTGTCTTTCAAAGAAGATACAACCGGCTCGCTTAAAGTATGGGAAAAACCCGATACCGAGCTCGATATATCCAATCGTTATATTGTTTCCGTAGATATTGGAGGACGATCCCATTCTGCCGACTGGTCTGTGATAAGTGTGATAGACCGCTATTGGACTATGTATGGAGGAAAACCCGAGATTGTCGCTTCTTGGAGAGGACATATCGATCACGATATATTGGCGTGGAAGGCTACCCAGATAGCCTTGTGGTATAATACCGCTTTACTGGTTTTTGAAAGCAATACATTAGAAACGGAGGCTTCCGACCAAGGAGACGCAGAATATATACTTGACCTTGTCGCAGCCTCCTATGAAAACCTGTATGCCCGGCAATCTCCTCCTTCGCAGATTAAAGAAGGAGCACCTGCCCGTTGGGGATTTCATACCAACAGAACCACCAAATCGATGGTTATCAATAATCAGATACAAATAATCCGTGATAATGGCTATATCGAGCGGGAAGAAGAAGTTCTTGATGAGCATGATACTTATGAAAAAAAGAAAAATGGAGCTTATGGTGCGATAGAAGGAAAACATGACGACTTGCTCATGTCCCGGGCGATAGGACTATACATCTCGGGTAGTATGGACCCTCCAAAGGTTGTAAATAAAGCAGTTATACGTCACAAAAAGCCCATTTCGGAGGCTTCGTTTTAAGTGTTATATCCAAACAAATGGCAAAGACGTATGCCCTTGATTTCAGAGAAAAGCGATTTTTGCAATAAAAAAATAAAGTTCTATGGCAATTCTGGAAACATTAGGTCTCATCGGATCTCTCGGCGGGATACTCGCAGGAGGATTAGGCTCCGCTTCCGCAAACAGGAAAGCGCAAAAACAGTTGGACAAGCAATTACAGGAAAACGAAAACATGTTCAAGAAAGATTATTATCAAGACATCTTGAACCGCTCCGACGTACAGAATCTATTGAGCACATACCGCAAAAATTTATCCGATGCTGTTCGTGCACAACGAAATTCGGCGGTAGTAACGGGAGCCACACCCGAAGCTGAGGCCGCCGTAAAAAAAGTAAATGCCCGTGCGCTTTCCGATACCGTCGGCAATATCGCCGCTATGGGACAACAAGTCAAGGACAATGCAAAGACAAACTATTTGAATCAGAAAAACTACCTCTTGGGACAGAAAGCCGGACAATATGCCCAAAACGCAGCCAGTTGGACTCAAATAGCCTCCAATTCGGGAAATCTTCTCGGGTCGTTGTTTACTACACCCTATTATAAGAAAACGGGAAATGCAACCACTCCCGCTATTTAATGGATAAGATATGGCAATATTAGACGATTTATTAAACAGATGGAAGGAAAAAACGCCAGAGGAGAAGATTGATCTGACACAACCTGCTCCACCCGTCGTTTCTCCTGTTAGTAAAATTATAAATTCCAATTGGCAAAATACTGCCTCCGGTGGAAAGAGAACAGACGGTACGCCGTTGGTCGACGGTAAAAATCTGCAACAATCATGGGAAAATACAGTAGCCGCCAATCGTTTTAACAAGCCCTCTTTTGAGGAATATTACAAAACTGTTCCTCCTGAGAAATCGGATACTACAAATTATAATCTTAGAAGAGCTTATGAACTTGCCCCATATGAGGATATGGTAAGATTTGCATTATACCCTAATGCTCATTTAAATAGTGTATATATGAATCCTAATACTGGAATATATGAGTTTGTTAAATCTAAAAATCACCCAACTTTGAATAAAGAGTTGGAATGGTATTATTCTGATTCTCCTGATGCCATAAAATTTAGAAATGAATATAGGCTTGATACGAATGGAGATTATTACAGATATGTACCAATAGATTCTACTAAACCTATACATAATCGTCCTAGAACCACCGTTCCCTATATAGACACCACTACCGGGTACGGTGTAAGTGCCGATGGTACTTCTGAGAAACCAGTGTTCCATGTTACCCCGGAACAGGCAGCCCAGATGAGAGAAGCCGCAGAAGCCGGCGAATCTTTTGTTTCTATTTATAACCGCATACTCAAACGACCCGAAGAAATTGATCCTCGAATCGTGGAGAATCGGAGGAAATTGGCCGTACTTGGTGATGTAGGAGCCACATTAGCCGAGATAATAGGAGTAGCCGCAGGTGGAAATGCCGCCGCCCGAAAACCGTCCACGGCTGTCAATAATGCTTTCCTCCAAAATCTGCTCGACCGCAGAGACCAAATGCAGATGTTGTACGATCAAGGCCTGTTAAAAGCGGCATTCCAAGACAAGGTCGGTCGTGATGCCGCACAAGCCGCAGAAGCACAAAGAGAGTATGAGGGAGCTTTGGCCGAGTGGGAACGGGCAAATGAATTAAATGACCTATTAATGAAATTTGGATTTGAAGCCGGAGAGAGCGAAAAGGAGCGATCAAATAAAAAATCAATAAATGATGCGAATAATGCTACGAAGATACAGATAGCAGCCGACAATAACAAAACGAAATACGGTATAGCATCTATGAAGAATAAAGACAGCGATCTATATAAAAAAGGTTCTGATATTCCTTTGTCTGGTGGAAAACGAATTAAAATCTCCGAGAGTGAATTACCGTTTTCTGCTGGAAGCCTTTTTCAAGCAGCTCGACAAGCTGTTATTGACGCAGGATTAGGTGATGAGAAAATGAAAAATGAATATGGTAAAAATACCACAGTTTCGGAACAGTTGTTAAGAATTGACGATATGTTAAGGAACAATCCGAATAGTGCAAAAACTGCGATTCAAGAAATAGGTTCTCTTATGAGGAAATATCCTCAGATTGAACAAAAAGTTTTGGAAGCCGCAGAAAATATAGGATTATATATAGAAGGTATAGAGCAGCTCAATGCGCAAGATGATGACTTTTCGCAAAACATAATTGATTAACAGAATATTATGCCAATATACAGAGCAAACGGGAATAGGTACAATATTCCTGATGATAAAATACAAGATTTTGAAAGACGCTATCCTGAGTCAAAAGTAGAAATGTACGATGGTGAGGGTAAAAAGTATGCAATTCCTTTATCAAAGCGGAATAAGTTCCAACAGCGATATGAAAAATGGTCGTATGTGACGGAAGAAACAAAAAAGGAATCACCTAATACATTTGTTTCAAATCAAAATCCCCAAAACACAATTATATCCGAAGATGAATTGGAAAACAGCATTGCCGATTACGAAGAGTCTTTGGGTCATGGAAAATATGGGGCGGCAAATACGCCCTTGTTCCAAAAAGTACGACAGGCCGCTACTTCCGCCGAGCAAATAGCAGATGGAATAATCGATAAAAATTGGATAAGTAAATCACCCTCTCCATCTGTGTCGCAAGGCAATATAGGGGGAGTACCCGAAGGGAGAGGAGTGTCAAATAGTTCCTCCAACCGCACCCCCGTTTCCGACGCATATAAATCTCAATTTGATAAAACCATTGAAGATAGGTTTGCCGACGCCAGAACACGTTTGGAGAAAGACGTAGTTTTTCAATTTGAGAACATGCTTGATAAGTTGGAGGAGGATATAGACCAAGGAATTAAATCGACATCAGTAAAAACACCTAGTTTGAGGGAAAGTCTTGTAAGCGGATTAGATGCTGCTATAAATGATAATGCCCTACACGAATTAGGGAGGATAAAAAAGAGTTCTGGGTTATCCGAAGAACAGCTGCTTACACGCAAATACATATCCGAGGCTCGTGATGTCATAGAGATGTACAAGCGCAAGGACGGTAACTGGCTCGCCAATTTTGCCGATGCGTTTGCCCGTTCATTTGACTCCGGTATTTTAACGCTGGGAGCCACAGATGCAATCGATATGGGTCGGGTGCTTGCTATCGCCAATAAAATAGGCGACAAGGGTGAAGGCTTCGAAAAACTCACCCGGGAAGAGCAGCAACTTATGGCCGCTTTCTCCCTGTTAGACCAGATACAAGGAAGCCTGCAACTCGACTCTTGGCAAAATATCGGGCAGGGAACCATGCAATCTCTTCCATTCTTGGTACAATTCGCTTTGACGGGAGGTGTAGGAGCAGCCGCATCTGCTGCGACCAAAGCGGCTGCGAAGACAGCAGTTAAGAAAATAATCGGTAAGTCGGCCTCCAAAGCGGTATCTCGCATAGCTGCTAATGCAGGTAAAAATGCAGCCGGAAGAGTAGCCGTCAAAGCAGCAAGTAAATTAGGGAACGCCGCCATTGACGGCCTTGTGGGAGGTACGGTAATGGCAATTACATCGGGCGTAGCTCACACGGTAGAGGACGTTATGAATCGCATGGTAGGCAATCACGATATACGGTTAGATTCAATCAATGACCCCGGCGGAGAGTTAAAGACAATCTATACCCATCATGGAGTAGAAGACCGGGAAAGCCTAGGATTAGCATTCTTGAAAGGATTCGCCGCTAACCTTATAGAGAACGGAACCGAGTACATGGGAAATTACATGGGGCTCAATCTGGGTAAACTGCTCTCCCGTTTCAAGGGGGGGCGACAGCTCCTCACAAAACCATTGATAGGAAAAACCACCCGTTTCGCCCGGCAAGTCGGTAAGCTCACCGGATTTAACGGATTCATACCGGAGGTAGCCGAGGAAGAACTGGGCATGCTCCTTAATGCCGCTACCGTCGGCGACGTCGAATGGAAGGACATCAAAGACCCGGAACAGCAATTCCAAACGGTAATGGCTGTCGGTATCATGTCGCTTGGATTTCAAGTCGCCAATTCCATTGGAGTTGGTTTGACATACAATAAATACCGCAAAGCCAAAAAACGCTATGAAAGTAAAGACCTCGGCGAAGGACTCTCCGTCGATGATATAATACACGGGCTCGACAATGTACCCTTAGACCGTCGAGCAGATTATGTCATGGCGATGGTCAATACACACGATTTAGGGAAAGGAGATGCAAAAGATTTACAAGATTTTGTAATGGCTCGTACCGGATATGAATTTATACTCGGCAAGATCGAGTCCGATGCCGAAGAAGCCGGGGACAAAGCTGCCGAGGCAGAAATGAGACTCATCAATAAAGAGATGGGAGGAAAAGTAACCGTAACCTTATTAGACGGTCGTGAAGCCATACTTACGGTAGGAAACGTATCACTAGAACCCAATGCAGCCGGAGAATATACCTCTACAACGCAATCTGGCTCTCTTATAGCCGTTCCGGTAGGAATAGGTGATACTCCTATTATGGTATCGCCCAAAGACATAAGAAGCGTATCCATTATGTCGACAGAAGATGCCGTAGGACAAGCACGTGCAATGGCCGAGGACATCACAAAAACAAATATGGCAAGCCAGATAGAGAACGAAGCTGATGAAGTAGAATCCGATGAACAAAGCCGAACACCCTCCTCTACTATGAGCGGTGGAGAGATAGGGGAGTTGTCACCCCGTGACGAAGGGGTTGAGAAACAACCTTTATACCGTAAGTCCGAATTAGAGATAGGAGATGTAGTAACCTTCAAAGATTATTCCGACCCGGATAACCCCGGTGTGGAAAGAACATTGAAAATCATCGGTATCGATGATTCGGGAGTAGATGTGGAAGATGTAGTAGATGGTGTCCCTTTACCTCTTTCTATCAAACCCGAGCAAATTACCCATGTAAAGGGAAAAGAAAAAAAACTACCAGTTACAATTGAGGAAAACAGGCAAACAGCTCCTCAATCAGAGATTACCGATACTTCTGAATATACCCGTTTTGTGGAAGATGGCACAGTAGAAGATAGTACAGTATTACGCATAGCAAATAAGATAGCCAATGGAGAACAACTTACCAGAGAGGAAGAAGCTATGCGACAAGAGGTCTCGCAAAGAGTGGAAGATAAACTCCGGGAAATACAGCAGAATGTAGAAGGGAAAGAAGAAACAGACCGCTGGGCAAAATATCGCAAGTCCAACGGAGAGGTCGACGAAAAGAAAATGCCTTTGCGAGAGCAGTTCGAATATGGAGAAGAAATCGCAGGAGTAAAAGCCATGATAGAAGTGGCGAAGGCTGGGACAAAGAAAACACAATCCGAAATAGCCCGTCTTGAAAAAGAGATAGAGAGAGAAATTTCTCCTGTAAAGAGAGTAAATAAGGAAAAACAGCTCAAATCTTTGAATGAACGTTTGGGTACATACCAGCAATATCTTGAAGATAATAATTCCGATCTTCAAAGTTTGAAAGCTACACCGGCGAATATAGTAGATAGGATAGCCGCACTGGGAGATATAAAATCGCTTAGAGATTATATTTTACGATTGGTAGCTACTGGAAATATAAAATTTAAGTGGGGAGATACGGATTCATCGAAAGGTCTTGCTTCGCATTTAGGTATCAATGATTCTCCCGGAGAGAGACGAAAGAGAATCTCTTTATTGTCAAATAGCGGATATACGCCAGAACAATTAGCACATAATATATGGGAACAGCAAGACGTCCAAAATTCAGATTTACCATTCAAAGGGTATGAGACCGATGAAATCCTCGATGAAATTCTCGATGTAATGTCTTCTGTTTATTCTCCGTCCCAAGCTCTTGAATTAGCAGAACAAATAGCCAATGAAGATTTGAGAAAGCAAGAGATGGCCTCACAGGATTACGAATCTCATGGACTTGAACAATCAAGTATAGAACAAATAGAATTAGAACCCTTACCTGATGATTTGGCTCCAAGAAACAACATTGCATTTCGACGCAATGAATCAGGCGAAACCCCATCTGGGCAAACTCAAATAAATGAAAGAGAAAGTAATTCGGATAAAGAAAATTCATTATCTTCGCAAGAGGAAAAACAAATCGACAGCCAAGATGAAATACTTCAATCAATTCCACAAAGAGAGCGAGGAACGGAAGCTCAAAAAGATAGAGGAATGGAAGAAGCGGAAAGAGCCATTCGACGCAGTCAAAGCAGCGGAACGAATGAGACACAATTTGGCGGAAGCCAATCGGCTTTATCCCGACAAGAAATAGAAGCCAGAGCAGCTGAGGAATACGACCCTGTTGGTGAAGGTCCATTTGGAGAAATATATATACAGTTCAAGGGAAAACCGAGAGAGGCCATTGATTTTCTAATGAAAAAGAAAAGTGGTGAGGCAATAGGCGCTTTATACCACAAAGACGTAGGGGACATTGATTTAGTATGGGGGAAAGAGGGAACAGGACATAGTGACGGTTTCGGTCTGGCAAAACTGGTAAAATATCACCCCGAAGTATTAGACAACCTGCAAGATATATTAAATGATATGCAGGTTACCACAAGGAACTCCAACCGTATAAATTTAGAAAGCACCACTCATAAAGCTACCATTCGTTTGGAATGGGACGGTAATAAAAAGAATTGGTTATTGACGGCATTTGAAAAAGAAAATCCGGCAAGTACCAAGACGACAGACACTGATACAACTTCGTTGAGAGGTGGCACAGCTCTCTCCCAAACCGGCTTTTCCGCAGGTAAAGATAATACAGGTGCTTCAAATAAGCAAGAAAAACCTCGCTTATCCACGCAAAAAACGCTACAAGAGAGAAGGCAAGAGATACAGGAATATATCGAGCGGGAAGCCGGGAAACTCAATATCCCGGTGCGGATTGTGGGAGATGTCTCTCAAATATCTCCTTCCGAGAAAAATTACACGAAGAAATTGACGAGTCAAGGCTGGTACGACCAAACCACAGGAGAAATCGTTATCGTTACTCCCAACCACGGCTCCATTCGTGACGCACAACGCACGCTGTTGCACGAGACAGTAGCCCACTACGGACTGCCCGCCATGCTCGGTCGTGAAAACTTCGACAAGCTGTGCGACCAAGTATGGGATTCCATGACCGATAGGGAAAGAGCGGTGTTTGGCGCATATATAGATGAGAAAATAGACGATAAGTCCTACAATTCGCTCACCGAGGAGGAAAAGGAACGATATGCGGCCAACGACTTCTCCGGCAAGAGAGCCGCCGCCGATGAGTATCTGGCACATTTCGCCGAGGAAGGAATCACCAACCCCTCGCTGTGGAGCAAGATAAAACGGTTCATCAAGGAAGCCTTCCGCAAGATAGGCATCGACCTCAGCCTCACCGACTCCGACATCGCCTATTTGTTGTGGAAATCAAAGAACCGTATCACCGACAGGGACTCCACAACCGATATTATCCGTAAATCAGCCGCAGACACCCGTATAAAGGAAAACATAGGAAGTACTCGCTTCCGTATAAACACACCAGTAGAGCAACGAGGTGACCTCGTCGCTATACACAATATATCGGAAGATAAACTGAAAGAAGCCATTGGGCTCGGAGGATTCCCCATGCCAAGTATCGCCATTACCAAACCGGAAGTCGGGCATTCCACATTCGGGGACATCTCGCTTGTATTTGGCAAAGAGACCATAAACCCAACCGATCGACGGAACAAAGTATATGGCGAGGACGCATGGACACCCACATTCCCTACTGTGGGTTATAAGCTGAACGAAGATAAAACGAGCGATATTTATCGCAGGGCCAACAAAACCGGAAATTTGCCGTTGTTCAATCCGTCCTATTTCCATTCCGACAATTACGAAAGCTATATAAATGGGATTGGCTCGGATAGCCTTGTAAATCATTTTAAGGACAGCTATGGAGCGAAACAATTGTATCTTGCGGAGACCGGGAATGCTGTTGAGAAATTTGAGGAGCATGAAGTAGAGAAGTATTCGACGGAAAGAATCGGATTTCTTGAACAGATGCTGAAAGAAATCGGTATTGAAAGGCTAAAAAAAGAGAGTTATGCAGTGCTTGAAAACGAGATAAAGCAAATATTCGGTAAGTATTATAACGTTGACCTTGACAAACTGCAACCGTTCAGAGTGAAAATTCGTATAGATAATGCCATAAAACAAGCTGTTGATTATGCCGAAAACGGGAACAATAAAACGGAGTCTGACGTTGAGGCGACAAAGAAAAAGATAGACGAAAGAATAGACCAAAAGAAATTTGAAGAATGGCTAAGGAACTTGTTTGACGGTGTTGTCGAGAAAAAAGGAATTCGTAACGAGACCGACCTTTTCACGCCTATGGGGAACCGTAGGAAGTGGGAATCGCTTTATGACGAGATAACCCTCGATAATGTAGTCAAAGCCATGAAAAAACAATCGGCAAAGGGAGGACAAGGTCTATTCGGTGGAAGTATCTTTGGGGCAGCTCAGAGTGAGTTCAAGAATATTGGCGAAATAAGAGAGGCTGCGAGAGAGCGTATACGGGAATTGAGTAACGAAGAAATCGAGGGGAGACGTAACGAAATAACCGACAGGCTATCTCAGATAGATATTCCGATGAGAGATAAAGGAATTGGGGATGCATTCGATATGATAGAAAATATAACTGATTCCGTAAGACATTCCCACACAGCCAAAGGAATATACAATTATCTACATGACATATATCCGGCTATGACAATGGATATAGCCAATGAGATAGCCGATATTGTAAAAGATATACAGCAGATGAGTGCCAGATACTTCGAGGCGAAACCCCATCGTGCCGTAGGATTCGATGAAATAAAGTTCGCTGTTGTGCCTGATAATACGGATTCCGGTCTGTTGAATCAACTACAAAACATGAAAATCCCTGTCGAAATCTATGAAAAAGGCAATAACGAACAGAGGAAACAGATCCTTAATGAAACTGCCGACAAATATGATACCCGCTTCCGTATGGTCGAAGCATACACTCCCGAGGAGCAAGACATCATCGAAAGAGCACTGAAAAACGGCACTTATATGAAAGCCCCGAACGGAGCGGACACCAACCTTACACCCAAGCAATGGGTACAAGTGCGCACCAATGCTTTCAAAGACTGGTTCGGTGATTGGGAGAATAGCCCGGAAAAAGCATCGAAAGTTGTCGACGAGAACGGGGAGCCGAAGGTAGTTTTTCATGGCACACCGCTTCGTAGAGACCGGATTACCCCCAATAGAGGGTGGCAGAAAGACGGTATAACATATATAAGCCAAGAAGCACCGTTTTATACTTTCAGAGGTGGAGAATATAGCGGAATGATATTTACAAGTGTCGATGCCGAGAAAGCGCGGAGTATCGCAGAAAAACGGGCTATGTCTATTCCGGACGATATGGACGGCACGGAACAGTGGACAGAGGAGGGTTACGTTTATGATTTATTTGTTGATGTAAAAAATCCGTTCGTTCCACAGCGTGACGCAGATATTATTCTATCGTCATTGGGAGATGAAATACCAACACTGAGTTTTTATGGTGGACAAGGAGATACGGTATCAGTAGAAACGGCGAAAGAAATCTTAAATAGCGGGAACAATTGGTTGGTAACGGAAACACCACAATTTGTAGCCGAGATAAAAAAATTGGGCTATGACGGATTGATCGGTACGGACGAGGGTGTGGATTACATCGCATGCTTTAATCCGAATCAGCTGAAAGATGCATATGACAACACTGGGGTATTCTCCACCGGGAACGACGACATACGGTTCAGAATCCGAGAGGAGGAACCACCCAAGAATACAGGTATAGGATACAAGGTATTTGTGCTAAAAAATGGGAAACTCTATCCACCTATGGTCGCCAATCCCAATGGAGAAGATACACCTGTCGGAGTGTGGCTTGACGCAGATGCTGCACCAATTGTAAGTCAGAGCAAGACCGGACGTAACCAAGTGAAAGCAGGCGGAAAGGGAACGCAAGGTGGTAGCGGAAAACTGGCTTACCGTCCCGGTTGGCATTTAGGAGAAATACCATACGCCATACAGTTTAATCGGAAAAATCCGATAACAGGAGAAAAAGAATTGTTCCCTGCTAATTTTGTGTGGGCAGAAGTAGAATATGCAAAAGACGTAGACTATCAACAAGAAGCATACAATTATGGGCTAAATGCCAATGGAAATTATCAACACTCACTTGCAGGACTTCCTTATTTGCCTACTAACGGAAGCTATAAGTATCGAACAAACCCGAATCCAGAAACCGACCCGTGGATTATTACAGGTTCAATTCGTGTAAAACGATTGCTTACTCCATCGGAGGTAGATGAAATAGTAAGTGAAGCGGGTCGTGAGATTCAACAACGTGAAGAAGGAGCTGTTACAGATGTTGAAATCAATTCGCTCAATAAAAAATTGAATCTTGATTCTATTAGATTCCGCACCATCGTCGTCAATCCCCGGTACGGCTCCAAAATCGAGACAGTCCGCACAAACCACACCTCGGTATATAAAGCGGTCGATAAATACCTTCGTGAAAATTTCGATGAAAAAGACTACACAACACATACGGCAAAAACAGGAAGTCGTTACCTAGAATTGAACATAGGAAACGACACGCTCAAAGTACGGTTCGCCAACCACACTCCACGAATGGAGGCTTCCGACAATATGGATACCATTGGAAACGGAAAAGAAATCGCCTTCTTCCCCGGTGGAGACATAGGTGTAGAAATAGATATAAGTTTGAGCGGCGATCGGTCCAAAGAGATAATCGACCTAATCAAAGGTATGGAGGAATATTCATCGAGTGAAGTGAAAAAAGAGGTTTCCCGTCTTATAGATGGGGCAAAGACCGATCCTTTCCCCGATGTCGCCTCTCCACAACTAATAGAGGAGTTAAGCCATTATATAGGTACAGAAATGGCCGGCACTCTTGATACTCAAATAGCCGAATACTATAAATATCATGTAAATGAAAACGTTTATAAACAAGAATCAAAGTCTCGTGATTCTAAATTAAAACAAAACAAATATGTTTTAGAACAATATAAGACCATCTTCCGTGATTTTGTACAGGAAAGCCCCAAGCTGATAAAAGCCGTCGGTGGAGGATATTGGTACAACGGAGCCACCGGCTCGATACGGATAGTACCACCTTTCCCGATAGATTATGGACTGCTTTCCGATAAGCTCATGTCCTCCCATTTCATACCCATTCCCGGTATAAATAAAAAAGAAGGTAAGCGGCAAATTGTTCAAGAATATGTCGATGAATGGTCGAGGAGGCTAACAGACTCGGGTATATTCTTGTCAGAAGAATATGTATCCGAAGGAGCCAAAATTACCGAAGCTCAACAGGAAATAGACAATATTCGGGAACAATACAATTTTTGGGTAAAAGCGAAATTAAATACAGTGACTAGTGCCGATATACGCTACCGTACAGCCGAGGACATGGAAGAAGTGAACCAACGGTTTAACGAGGAACTCGCCGAATTGACAGAGGAGAATGCACAGAGTAAAATATTATATCTTGGTCGTCCCAATGAAATTTTATCAAGTGTAGGCATACCAGATAAAGAATTGAAGCTTTATGGAAATAAATTAATAGCAAAATCGAAAAAACATGGATTTGATGTCAATGAAGTGAAAGACTTACCACAATTTATGGATACCCCAATTATGGTATTTTCCGGTTCTCAACCAAACTCTTTTGCTATTCTTACAGAATTGCCGCTAAATGGGAAAAATGTATTAGTAAGTATAGGAGTTGGGAAAGGAGTAGATGTGGATTTCAATATTGTAACATCGGTTTATGGGAAGAAAGATGATAGCATTATAAGATGGATAAATAGCGGGAATCTACTATATGTAGATAGAGAAAAAGCTCTCAACTATCTACGCATTCCCGCTCCAATTGCGGGGGCACAAGATAATTCAGAGCTTTTATCTGCCACAAATATAGTAGAAAACTTCGAGAATCCCAAACTTGCCGGGGAAAATTCCGATGGAACGATGAATACCCGCTTCCGTAGGGAAGCACCCGATGTTTCGAGCTATATCAAAATATCTATGGACAGGAAAGGAATCGTCGATTTGTCTCAATTGTCTCCTAATCAATCACAAAGGATAAGAAAAAGTGCACCAGCAGCCTATGGAGCCGAAATATCGGGCGATATAGCCAGCTTCCCCGATTACCAAGAAGCAGAAAACTGTCTGACTTATATATTCGACAATAACGACATAATTTCCGATGATATAAGAAACTCGATAGACAATGGAACTCTGCCGCAAGATATAGCCATAATATTCGATGCAGCTCTCCGCCGGGGAATGGTAAGACGTGTTTGGATTGATCGATACCAACCGTTGGAAGCTCTTCAAAAACTCATATCCTCTACGCTTGGAAAAGAAATATCCGAAAAAGAGAATGCATGGGAATACACCGGTTTTATGGATTCTAGGATAAAAGCCGAGGCAGACGAATACAATGCTGATTATTACCTTCCGCTTCTCGAATTGTATGAGAAGATAATACATGGGAAAAACGGTGTCGATGAAGATACCCTTGTCGACTATATGCTAATCAAACACGGCATAGAACGTAACCAAGTCATGAGGAGGGAAGCACTTGAAGAATGGGAAGAGTCCCACAAAGGAGTCGAAGATTACGACAAGAAAAGAACCAGTTACATACAGGAACTATCCACCAGAGACTATTCCGGTTATTTCGACAGATTCAAGCAGGAATATGCCCGAAATTATAACACGGCAGAAGATTTTATATCCGAGGTCGAATCCTTGTTAGGCGAAAATACCGTTATTAACCTTTGGGACAAAATCAAGAAAGCCACGAACAAAACGTTAGACATATCTGTAAAATCCGGACTAGTTTCAAAAGAAGATGCCGATACCTATAAGAAAAGGTTCCAGTTTTATGTCCCGCTCAGAGGATTCTCCGAAGAAACGATGGATCAGATGTACGACTCCAATATAAGAATCAATCCCGGCTCAACAGTAAATAAACAAGCCAAAGGAAGAACAAGTAGAGCCGACAACCCGCTTGTATCCATCATGGCTATGGCAAATACCGAGATAGCGAGAGCCAACAAGAACAAAATGAAACAAAGGCTGCTTACCCTATTGGCCGGTAAAGACGTGCGCAATAAGTTCGGGTATTCCTATGAGGTCGAATACAAAGACGGGAAAGAGAAAATTCTCAAATACAAGCCCAAACAGTCCGACGAGATAAAAAAGATAACCACCATATCCAATATCTATCAGATAATACCCAAGTATGAAATCCTCGCATTGGACACCAACGGAAATCCTATTCTCGACGAACACGGCAACAAAACATGGGTGGAAACAGACGAAGTCCCCTCCGCTGAACAATTGGAAAGCGGAATGGCCAGATTCAGCAAGGCCTATCCCTCCAATCGTGGAACGGTTCACAAGACCCCCTCACAAATGGAAGAAAGCACGGTAGATGTATTCGTCGCAGGGAAGAAGGTGTCCATACTGTTCACCAACCCGCTTGTCTCCAATTCAATAAACGGTAGGTTGAACCTCGATAAAAATGTGCCTCGTAAGATAGAAACACCCGACCAATGGTATAATATACCGGGGTGGCTCACTTACGGAGCTCGTCATTTGAACAGATTGGGAGCGAGAACTACCCGAGCCTTGTCACAATTCTATACCACCTATTCTCCGGCATTTTTCCTGTTTAGCAACTTTGCAAGGGATTTCAGTGGGGCGTTCGCTTACAACAGTGCCGAGAAATCGATCGCCGAAGCCCGACAGATCGCAGCACTTGCTCCCGATTCATTCGCTGCCATGCGGAGATATATTCGGGGAGAATCGAAAAACAAGAGATATACAATTGAAGAAATAGAAAGTTTCTTGGATCGTATGGGCAGAAAAGGTAAAATTTCCAAGTCCGACTACGATATAGCCGCTTATCTGTTTGTATCGAGAGGAGGAGAGACAGGATATATCAGTGCGAATACAGTTGAGGATTATCGTAAATCGATAGATAATGCGGTTAAGTACGGTACTGTCGATATGAATAAACAGGCAAAAGCGATCAAGAAAGGATATATGGCAGGAGTAAAAGCCATACAAGATACAGCCCGGCTTATGGAAAGCGTCACCCGTTTGAATCAATTTGTGGCCGCATTAATGGAAGGGAAGACAATAGATGCGGCAATCACCGATGCCAAGAATGTTAGCACAAACTTCAACCGGCGGGGAAGCCACGAAGGAATACAATGGATATTTGATAATTACGCCTTCCTCAATGCCTCCCTGCAAGGGACAGACCGCCTGTACAGGGGAATCAAGAAATACAAGAAAGGCTTTGCCAAAGTTATAGGAACGATTATTTCCATCGGTTTCCTCGACTCCCTTCTTTGTGCGATTTTCTCGGGTGACGATGATCGTTGGGGAGACGCCTATCACGCACTTCCCGAAACAAAGCGATATAACAACTTGGTAATACCTGTCGGAGAAGGCAAATTCATATTCATACCGCTAGCTCAAAGTTTGCGAGGATTCCACGCATGGGGGATAATGCTGGCCGATATAATAACAGGTTACCATAAAAAACACCCATTAATCAGTGACCCCGTGAAACCCCTCGACTTTTTCGCCGTGATAGGGCAGGACATCGTGCCCATAACCTATGGAAGCTGGACTAATGCTGCACCCACATGGGCACAACCGATAGCGCACATCGCATTCAATGAGAACTTCATGGGACGACCCTTGTACAAAGAAACCCCATGGAATGAAAATCTTCCTGAATTTCGCAAAGCATACGGAAGTACTCCGAAAGGACTAGTCAAATGGAGCGAGTTTGTCAACGAAATGACAGGTGGGAACTATGCCGAAAAAGGCTGGCTCGAACAAATCCCCGTCTTGGAGAAACTCAACAGTCCGGCAGTTCTTCAACAACTTTATCTCGGTTACGTTCCCGGACTCTTCCGAGTTCTCGGGCAAGCCTACAATGCCGTAGACGCTTTGGTGACAAAAACAAAAGGACGACCTACCGATTTCGATTTATCTGATGTGCCTATCATAGGTGCGGCTGTGGGGGAAGCGAACGACAGAATCCCCAAAGCAAAATTAAGAAGCAAATGGTATGAATTTGCAAATAAAGCAAGAGATTCGAAACGAGCTGATAGCGAATTGTTAAAGGAGTTGTTTATTGATGAGTTTATCGAGAACACGAGAGATTCCGATAAAGTATTGAACAAGAGTGTGTATGATGGACTTAATGTCCATATTAGAAACCTCATGAAGTTAGAAGGAATGGCTGAGACGTGGGAAGATGATCTAGTTTCTGGTGATTTACCAGCAGACGAAGCCATTCGGACAAGTGCCGAGATAGCATCGCTCCGAAATACAATAGACAATACATTATACGATATAATCAACGAATTAAAGATAGCACAATGAAACTATACAGAAAATCACAACTCACAGACCGAGAGTCCGATCAAATCACAGATACGGTAAAGGCCAAAGAAGGGAAAGCCTTAGACGTATTATTCGAAGCCCAACAAGCATGGAGTTCATTATCGAAATTCAGAATGTATGCAGAGCGTTGCCGGAAATATACCTATGGTAATCAATGGGGTGATGTTATATATGATTCCGATAAAAGAAAATATGTAAGTGAGGAACAATATATTCGGGATCAAGGCAAAGTACCTTTAAAAAACAATATGATTCGTCAGCTCGTCAAAACTGTTGTAGGACAGTTCGGCAGTAATCAAACCGAGCCTGTATGTGTCGCCTCTGACCGTGACGACCAGAAACTAGGCGAGATGATGACCATCGTCATGCGGTACGCCTACTCATTGAATAAAATGTGGGAGGTCGACCGGCGTACATTCGAGAATTACGTCATATCTGGAATAGTCGCCCATAAATCATACTATGGGTGGAATGCCGCATTGAACAAGGAAGATGCCTTTGTCATGACCGTACCCGACAACCGCATATTCTTCGATACTAACATGAAAGATTTCCGTTATTGGGATTGTTCGATTATCGGAGAAATTCACGACATATCCATAGGAGACCTTTTGGCGAATTTTTCACATGGTTCTGTCGAAAGAGCGGAAGAACTACGGCAGATATATGTCTCAGCGACGAAAGACACGCTCTCCAATTTCTATCAAGACCTCATGCCCGGCAGCGACGAGTCCCTGTCCTTCCTTGTACCACGAGACAATGGATTATGCAGAGTCATAGAAGTATGGAGGAAAGAATCGAAACTAAGAGTGAAATGCCACGATACATTGGAAGGAACATACTATAAAATAGATTATGAAGAATTACCCAATATTCAAAGGATAAACCAAGATCGAATCCTTCAAGGTATTTCGCAAGGGATACCGCAAGACGATATACCACTCATCGAGACCGAGAACTTCATCGACCGATATTGGTATGCCCGTTGGCTATCCCCCTATGGGGACGTCCTGCAAGAAATGGAAACACCCTATTGGCACAAGTCACACCCCTATACCATCAGCATATACCCGTTTAACGGAGGAATCGTACATAGCTTCGTCTCCGACGTCATAGACCAGCAGCGGTACATCAACCGTTTGATAACGATGGTAGATTTTATCATGGGAGCAAGTGCGAAAGGAGTATTGTTATTCCCCGAAGACCAAATTCCCGATGGCATGACAATCGAAGATATTGCCGACGAATGGACAAGATACAACGGAGTCATATTGTTCAAGCCAAAACCCAATGGAGCCCTCCCACAGCAGATAAGCACCAATGCCACCAATGTGGGAGCATACGAAATGCTCAATCTCCAATTGCGGCTGCTTCAAGAAATCTCGGGAGTGCATGGCGCACTGCAAGGGAAAAGCCCGTCATCTAATACGGCAGCCTCTTTATATGCACAAGAAGCCCAAAATTCTGCGACCAATCTGGTCGACCTCATGGCATCGTTTACCGCTTTCCGGGAAGAACGCGACACCAAGCTCATGCAAGTCATACAACAATTCTATTCAGATAAGAGATATGTAAACATATCCGGTAATGAGTACAGCGAAGAAGCCAAATACTTCGATCCCGACAAAGTAAAGAATGTACATTTCGACCTCACTATTACCGAGTCCCAGTCTACACCCTCATTCCGTCAAGTAACCAACGATTTACTTCTGGAACTGTTCCGAGCCGGAGCCATAGATGTAAAACAGTTATTGGAAAACGGCGCATTCCCATTCTCCGATCGATTGCTTCAATCCATAAACAAGAAAGAGGAAGAAGCCATGCAACAATTAGCCGCCATGCAATCGGCACAACAAGCCGGGCAGGTTCCGGCAGGAAATGAACAGCAAGAGTTAGGGCAAATACAGCAACAAATAGATAACAATACAAATCCGTTGATGAACCAAATGATGGCGAGAGTTTAATAAGTATAATTATGGGGAGGAGACACCTTCACTCCATAATCATTTCGAATGACTACGAATTATTTCGAAGAGCAAAAATGCGATATTTTGTCAAATCTTTGTATATTAGAATGTTGTTAATTACGAAATAACTACGAATATGGACGAAAAAGCAAAAGGTACTCCAAGACGGACACAACGATATTCCCCGGAACTCATGCAAAGAGCATTATCACTTCTTGCGGCCGGTGAACGTCCGTCCTATATCAGCACCTTACTTGGGGTTCCTTTTTCGACCATCTCGACGTGGAAGAAAGGCAATCCTACACGTATTCAAAACTTGGCAAAAAAGCAAGAAGAACGTTATGAGATAGCTATTACCAATAACATTTGTGAGGGTAAGCTCGATAGGGAGAAAACAGCCGATACACTTCTTTCCGTCGCATTCAATCGGGCGGCAGAACTATTAGAAACAACAAGAGACTTAGACAAGGTAACCCGGTTTATAGAAACCATGTCAAAACTTAAAACCCCGGAAAATAATACGGCAAGTAACTTTGAGCAACTATACGTTAGTCTTACAAAATTAAGTCAAAACGTCAAGACAAAATATATCGATGTAGAGGAAGTAAAATAAATCATATGAAAGATGTCGATTTATTTGTAAGTACAGAAATAAGTACTTATCTTTGTGCGGTATAAAATAAAAGGACT